TTGCTGGTGTTACGGTCGATGCCATGCTTGTTTTTCTTTAAATAGCAAAAAGACGAAATTGTGCCAAACGAAAAAGGGTCAGCGTTAGCCGACCCCTTCTCAAACAGAACAATGAAAAAGTGAAGATACGAATTAATTTGTAATCGCAGTTACGTCTGCGGCATCAATTGAAAGCATTTGCTCCGCTTCCATTCCGCTAAACGTCAAGCTGTAACCGCTAAGGTCTGCGAAAGCCGTTCCAGTTGCAGAAGTTCCAGCGTTCAACTCAAGACCATTTTGCCAGCCAACAACCCAATAAGAGCCATCGTTAGTTTCAACGATAGCCACCAAACGCTGCTGAGCCAATACCTTGATTTCATTTCGCTTGTCAACATCCAACTTTGAAAGCACCACAACCACCTCTGGAGTGTAGTAAACTGTTCCGTTCTGACTGTTTCCGTTGATGGTTTCGGTCAAAGAAGATGTTTCCTTTAGCTGCTCGTAATTGTAGAATGTAGCCGTTGCAGTAATTGATGTAACTGCTCCAGCAGATACAACAGGAGTTAAAGCAAGGTAATCGTCAAGGTTCGCAAATCTAACGCTCTTCACTCCGCCTACGGCATCGCGGCAGTCAAGGTCGAAACCCGTAGTTAGTGCGCATCCAGTATATGCCATTTTTTTAGTTTTTAGAGTGAAGGGGCGACCCGAAAGCCGCCCCGATTAGATTAAAGAGATATAACAGAAACTTGGTCAGGGAAAGCTACCTGTGCGCCTACTGTCAATTCAACCGCAATTTTGAATTTTCGGTCGTCCTGAGAGTACCAAGACTCGATGCGTGAAGCATCTTCTTCCAAGTCCATGCCAACGTACATATTGCTGGTACGAGCAAGGTAAACATCGTTTACTGCGCTAAGTCCGCTTGTAGCTTGAATCTTCAAGTTAGTACCAGGCATAACCATTGACAATGAACCCATGTCAGTTTGGTAACCTTGAAGCTGACCTCCAGCAGTTACGTAAGATGCGCCAAGACCGTTCTGAATAGCAATAGCCAACGCTCTGAATTTGTCAGCACCAACGAATACAACAGCATCATCGTTTTCGATAACAGCATCAGCAGCAGCTTCGTAAACTCTTTGTACTGCCTCAATCATATTGTTAGCAGTCAATGCTGTAGTTAAAACAGAACCCGAACCGAATGCAGTTGTGTTTGCATCGATGTAAGAACCACCAAGAATAGCATCTCGGAAACCGTTAAAGAATTGGAAGTTACCCGACCCAGTTGGAAGTCCCGAAGTTGGTACAGCACCAACTGATTTCCAAATCATCTTCTCCAACTCAGCAGCGATTTTGCTTACCAAGTAGTTAGCGAAGAACTCCTCGAAAGGAATTGTTTCGTAATGCGCTCCTGAAGGTAGTTGAGTTCTAAGGTAGATAGCCTCAAGTTCCTTTGGGCAGAACTCCATATTCAACTTCAGTTTAGCTGGGTCGATGAATCTCTGCGTTAGAGTGATGTCTCCATCTTCATTCCAAGCACAACCGCTTCCATCTTGGAAAGTAACGTCAATGTCGGCTAAGTTGATAGCACTTTTACCTTTTACTCCAACTTGCTTTTCAACAAGTGCCATAGTTGGCGAAGAAGTTAGGGCTTTAGCAATTAGCGGAAAATTCTGCTCTTCAATGTAAGCTTGAAGTCCGCTCGTTAGTGGTGATGGTGCAAATGGCATTTTAGTATAATGTTTTTTGGTTTATTTCTTGGTTATTGCGCGCATCTTCTCTACCATCTCGGTGTAGTCGATGCCTTTGTTAAATGGGTTAGCTACCTTCTTAGAAGGCTCTTCCTTTGGAGTAGCTGCCATCTTCTCAACGATGTCGGTAATTAGTCCAACAGCTTTCTCGATGTCGCTTACCTTCTCAGTCTTTGCAAACTTGGCAACCTCTGACTGAATTAACGTAGCAACTGAATCCATAATGTCCAACTTGAACGCCTCAGGGTCAAATGCAGCAACTTCCTCAGCAGCCATTTCTTCCTCTTTCTCTTCTTCTGCTTCTTCCTCAACTGGCTCAGGGCTCATAATCTCAACGATAACACCGCCTTCAGTTCTTACGATATCTCCGCTTTCAAGTTCGTGTTCGCCATCTGGTGCTGGTACTACTTCGCCATCCTCTCCAACTACGGAAAGAGCAGCTCCGATTTCCAAAGATTCGTAACGTACAATAGTGCCATCAACGAGTTTGGCATCTTCAAACTTCTCCTCAGTCTCGCTGAAAAGTAGCTTCTTGATTTCGGGCAACTTAGACCCAACAAGTTCTGAAATGTTCATAGGTTGTTTTTTTAGTAAATAGCAATTCAAGAAAGGTGTGCCACTTGGCTATGCTCTTAGTGCTTTCTCCACCTCTTCGATTATCATTTTGTCAACGTCCATTTGGCGAGACTCCGAGAACACGCCCTCAACGCTGAACCCTTTGAAAGTGCCTTTCTTAACATCCTCCCATACCTCATCGTTGTCGACCTTGTAACTCACGAACCAAGAACCGTTAGGCAGCTTGTCGAATCCTTTTGGTGTTGGCTTCATCTCGTCAATTAGGAATGACTCAAACATAAACACGCCTTCCACATCTGTTGAGTGGTCTAAGTTGGTCGCGTTGGTCTTGCCCTCCTTCATAAACTTGTAGGCTATCTTACGTATGGCATCCGAATCGAATACAACGTAGTACTCGCGCCCGTCCTCATCTCTGCGATAGATTGGGTAATCGGCAACCATTGCCGCGCCTGACACGATTCGTTTCTCTTCGTTCAATGCGAACTTGTGCTTCTTGTTAAACGCCATCCAATTACGCTCAATGGCTGGATGGTCAACTAAAGAGATTGCATCAAGACCCGTTTCGTGGTCTTCGTCAATTGTTAAATAGATTACTGGTAGTTTTTCCATTATCCGGGGAATGTTGCTTGTGATTCAATTTGACTTATGTTGTTTTGGTTGCCCGTGACTTCTGTCTCCACGACATAGGCCTGTATTGGCGCGAGTTGGGCTTGTTCCGCTCCTCCGAGTTCGGTTGTGTTTGTCGTTACTGGTTGAATAGCTGGAGCTGATGTTATTTGTGGAGGTGTAGGTGCAGGCGCAGAGCCACCCGGTACATTAGCCGTGTTTAATGTTGAAACTGCCGAAGAAATACCAGCTATGACCGCAGCGACACCCGTAGCAATAGCCGCTATGTTCGCTGGAAACGGCCCAGTCTTTTGCGCTTGTGCAATTGCTCCTGAAACAGCGGTTGCCGTATCAATAGCAATTTGAGCAATAGCCAAAGTCTTTTGTATTGCTACCGCCTGTTTTGAGTTGTTTCCGCTCGCCTCAATTAAACCGCCCAAAGCACCAAGAACATCGCTCGTTCCCTTCAATCCAGCTTCTCGTGCTTTCTGTTTTTCTTCCTCTGCTTTCTTAACATCTGCAACCGCCTTATCTTCGAGTTCCTTTTTCTTCTTGGCTTGTGCCTCAAGTAACTCAAGTTCCTTATCTCTGAACTCTTGTTGGATTTGCAGTATTTCAGCTTGTGCAATTTGTTCAAGGTTCGCCTTTAACTCTTTCGCTTGTGCATCCTCTTCAACTATTTCGGCAAGTTTCCTTTCAAGATTTGCTTCTACCTCCATAATTCTACGGAGTTCCTCGTCTTGGATTAACGCAATTCGGCTATCAGCTAATTCCCTTTCTATTTGTAGTCTACGCTCTGCGGCTGCTAGTGCCGCCTCTGCTTCAAGTTCTGCCTTTTCTTTTTGCTTATCAATATTCTCTTGAATCAGCGCGTTCTCATTCGTTAACTGCTCTGAACGCTGTCCAGTTATACGCTCATTGATGTCGGCTATTTCCTTTCTTGCGTTGATTACTTCAATCTCAGCATCTACTGAGTCCTTGTTAGTTGACTGCTCAAGTAGTGCCAACTCCAAACGCTTGTTGGCTAACTTTAACTCCTCTTGTGTTTGTTCATCAAGTATTCGCCCAAGTTCTTTGTTTGCCGCTTTCCTTTTTTCAAGGGTTAGGCTCACATCGTCCCGAATCTGTCTTTGAATCTCCGCTTCTCGTTGATACTCTAAGATTAAAAGTCCTTGTTGCGCTTCGGCAAGTTTTACCTCTTTTCGGAGTGTCTCAATCTTGGTAGCTGTGTCAATCGCTTCTCTTCCAGCGTTTGCAATGCCATTCACAAACTCATTCTGTTGCTCAATGCCAAGACCAGTAGTAACTTGCACTAATGCTTGACCATATTGCTGCATTCCTTCTTTAACCCCATCCCAATCAAGTTCAAAAGCTGCCTTTATCACCTTTCCGACCCCTTCAGCAGCTACTGCAATTCCATTTACTCTATTTAAGAAATTGGTTTTAATTGCTTCCCATAAATCTTCAAGGGCTTGTTGAGGGTTCTCAAATGCGTCCATTAACGCGCCACCCAAAGGCTCAACGGCTTTGAATAGTTGATTGAATAAAACTTCGATAGCTTTGAACGCAATGGCTAAAGTGTCGACTACCTTTTGGTTCTTCATTAACAACTCCTTCAAGAAGTTGAAAACCTCCATAGCGACCGCAATTAACCCCAAAGACTTAAGCACCCCTCCGATTGAAGTGCCAAACCCTTTCATTCCCTTAGACGCTCCCTTTGCTCCTTTCTCAGCAGACTGAAAGCCCGCTTTCATTTCGTTAGAAAGTTTCTCTTGGGTAGACTTGACCTTTTCGAGTTCTTCCCTTAACGCAATTATGTCGTCATTGGCTTCGCCCGTTTTTACGTCTACTTCTATTGCTACTTTGGTCGCCATTAGTTCGAGTTAATTAGAATGGCATTGTTACTATTTTGTAATACGTCTTCACGTAATACGTGCCAGTTCCCTGAGTCGCGTCCGCTGAAGCGTATAACTGAATCTTGGTGTTGGTCTTTATGTCTGTGCTATCTTGAACATTGAAAGTACCATAAGCGTCCGTTCCCGAATTGATAAGAGATTGACTTACGTTTACGATTGTGTCTGTGAAACCATTATATACAAGTTCTATGCCTTTTACAGGAAAGTCGTAAGCTGTTACACCAGCATCAACCGCGAAGTCAATGCCAACTGGAATGACTGCTACGCCAGCGCCTCTTGCCTCCAACCCTACAATGTCAACTGGGTTAGAGTTTAAATCTTGGTTAGTGAACGATTGCCACCCCGTGCTGCACGCTAAACATTCCACACCGTTGTCGCTTCTTGTCCACAGGCAGTTGTCCGCTTGGTTATAGAAAAGTTCGCCCTTGTAGATGTCCGTAGCTATCCAAGTTCCATCTGTGTGGTCGTTGCTACTTGGTACGGTTGGAACGGTTCCCGTTATGGTTGACCGTTTAATCTTGATGCGTGAGTCTTGTGTTGCCATTAGTCTACTCCTCCTTCTATGTTATAAATAGCTATTTCAGAAAATTGTGTCTGCACGATGTCCTCGCCTCCATCAACCGCGAAGATGTTTGTGCCACCATTCAATGCCCTGACTTCATTCAATCCACCATCCAATATCTCCACGTTGTCCTGTTCCTTGCCGTTGACAAACGTCTTGTTTGATTCTGTTATAATTACTCCGTTGGTGTTTATCAGTTGGACGTTGTGCAGCCCTCCAGCTACCTCGTTATCATTGCCGAAAATGGTGATGTTCTTTGAGCCTTCGCCTATTGTGTTTCTGCTTCCTACTATTTTGAAAGCTGTAACGCTATCGCCTACTCTGTTGTCTGCTCCGCTAACCTTCCCTTGAAACGGTGGGTACTTGTTCCCGTTGGTCTTTATTTCGGTGGAAGGTGAAGGCATCTTTTCCTTGCCTAAATAACCTCCGCTATTTAAACTCTTTTCTGATTTTTGGAACGTAACGGCTTCCTTAATTTTAATTAACTCAACCTTCGTTAACCCCTCTTTAAAAGGGTTGTAATTCATTACCTTGTTGAGTCTCCAGTAGCTATTATCTATCACTATTTGGTCGCGGAAGTCCAAGGTGTTGATGTCCGTTGGCTCTAAGTAGAACATTCCTGTCATTACCTTGCTGTCCTTATCCGTTACCTCGTTGATGTAGTTGCGATGGTAGATATTGTAAAGGTTCGCGTTCGTTACTTGCAGCGTTCCCGTGTAGCTGTTAGCTTGATAGAACAATTCCAAAGGCAGCCCGAAGTTGATGTCGACAGTTGGCGTTATCGGGTTGTCCCAATGCCCAGCATAAGGGTATGTTGTTTGCGTTAGTGTAGGGTTGAAGTAACTCGCCAACTCCCACGATGGGCTACTCGGAAGGTTCTGAAAGTACAGAATACGAATGTTGGCATCCGTAGGCTGTGCGCCCTCTGAAATATCAGCATCGTATATTTTCGGAATCAGTCTATTACTTGGGGTGTCATTGACCAATGGCGAAGGCGAAAAGATGACCTCTACCTCTTTGGAACTCTGCACGAAATCGTTATCCACTTCTATTCTAGCCCTTCCGTAAACGTGCCCTCTGTTTGACTGATAACGCTCGTTGTAATAGTCCCCATCCTCCGAATAGGTGTAGATGTATTCGCGGTCAGTAAGAACTCCCAAAGGTTCAAGCGTTATATCTTTGTCCCTTGCAAGTTTATACGTCCAGTCCTTCGTTCCTCCCTTAGAATAGAACGTGTCTCGCGTTTCAATCAGTAGGTTGCGCTCGTTATTCGTGTCGACCTCCACGAACAAATTGAACATCTTGAAAATCGAGGTCAGGAAGTCAGCCATAGTGCATTGAGGCGATATTTCAGTCATCAAAACATTATCCCCCTCAAATATGGTATTGGAAGCGTTACATTCTATTTTAGCCGTTTCAATTGTTAACGCGAAGTCTGTGTATAAGTTTCGACCGCTTATTTCCTGACCGCTTAGGTTCTGAACAAGCAACTCGGAAAAGTCAACGATAACGTCAATGTATATCCTTTCGTTTTGAAACAATGTTAACTCATCAGCCGTAACATTTATAGTTATTTCTTCAAGTACTGACTGAGGGTTATTGACCAACTGAAATGAAAGAGTACTTTCCGCAACTGTTGAAAGAGCGAAAGAAGTGTCAAGTTTTCTTATTCTTGAATGAATTAACAATACACCATCATACGTTCTTTGAGGGGAAAATAAGGTTCTTACTAATTTAAGTTTGACCTCAGAAGAGAAAGTGTAGATGCCTCCCGCTGGAACAAAGTAAGTACCTGATGTGTAATTGTTTCCGCCATCATAGTTACCTCCCGTTGAGTCATTATCGCATATAAGGTTGAATCTGTCCCAGTCAGAATTTGATTGGCTTGGAATTGTGTTCGATGTAGTAAAAGGGTCGGTAGGTGAAGACAACGAAGCCCTTAAGCCTCTGCTTTGAACTTGAGCTTGGTCTGCGTATACATTCAATCCAGTAAAAGGAACTATCAACTGATTCCAAAGCTGCGAACTGAAGAACGAACTCTGATAGCTAAACCCGGCAAAGTCGAAAATCTTGTTCAGTATGGTCTTGGCAAATATCGCTGGTCGTAAATCGTTAGGGTAGAACACTCTTCCAACATTGTTGAACTCTATCCGCTTGCCGTAGTCAATGTATGGGTAAACATAGCCGTCCGTGTTTGACCAACTGCTGACAACATTTGCCTGAGTCAGTTCGTGGTTCAGGTCGCTGAAGTCAAGTTCCTCGTTTATCTTCTTGTCTCCCAACACCGA